ATTCCATTAATCTGACTCACAACCAACGACAACTGAGTGCCACCCATGTTGTTGTTCCCTCTTGTAACGATCGAGGTTACTTCACTGAGCTCCATAGCACCACCCTCAAGTGTTGGATACAAACAATTCTTATCATTATCCAACAACACCTTGACAGAGCGCATATCGATACCGTTGGAAATTAAGAAGTTAAAATCTGGGCCAACACCTTTTGGTTTATCCCCCATACGCATATGAGGTAACACTTTTGGTGTTTGGGCATAGGCATTCATTTCGTATTTATCCCCAACATGTGCAGAGAGACAAAAGTAAAGACCTGCTCTTGCAGCAAGGTTAGGAATTTGTGACATGATCATTTTCTTGACCCGACCATCGGTCATGAACACCATGTTGGTATCGGACGATCCAAGTTCTTTGGTGTTCAGCGTATTTTGAGCAGCCGTAGAGGTTGCGCCTGACCAACTATCGACCACGATGAATGTTGGTTTTATGATCATAAGAGGCTGATTGTTACGAGGATCAATCAAAGGAGACTCAACCACGTAGTCATCTCTATGTGCTAGTTTCTCATCAGCGATCTTTTTAATTTGGGCAAAGAACTCTTCAAGAGAAAAATCAACAGGCGTCTGTAGAACTGTGCGCTCGTAGAGATCATCTTGGTTATCCCAAGGCGTAAACCCTGCTATACGTCTCTTTTTCAGAGTCTGTTCTGTATCATCAATGATACAATCTGTATCCGGATAGTAACACATCGCCCGCATGATGTAGGAGAACATCTCCGTTGATTTGAACATCTTCGGTCGACCCATGAAACTATTCGATGTCGCTAGACCTCCATTCAACACCATACCACCATGGGTACCAGGAACAAACGCTCCGGTTTGTATATCAAACAACGTTCCTGTATTCAAGTGAGGTATGAAAGCAGAATCGCGCATAGAGAGTTTTGTGATGAGACTCATTCTTTTATCCTTGTTTTTGATGCTTTGACTGACAGATTTTCTATGAAAATCTGAACTGTGTTGATCTGTTCATAAGATCTAGAATTTCAGTCAAAGATAATTCAGCAACCATCCAATCGAACCCAATTATCATGTTATAAGTGTGTTACTGTCGATGCCATGGGACAGATTAACTGAGTGGGGGATGTCATTCGTGTCTTATGATTTATCTATATCTGTTGTGGCTCTTGAACGTCTTAATCCTGAACTGTGTCAAAGTGAAGCTGTTGAGACCTTCGATTTTCTTATTCGCATCGTTGATGCGTTTACCCGTATCGTCAACAATTTCAAAACAGCTCTCAAGGGATTCCGTTACAAGTTCAAACGATCTGAACTGAAAGCCTATCACGAGTCCCATGTCCTTGCGATCAATCGATTCCTCAAACAGAGGACCTTCGATCCTTCACTTTCAGTACCAATTCCCTCTGGTATGAAGGTATCGTATATACAAGCTGTCAATACGATTGATCCCATTTATACCCAACTTGATATTGGATCAACGATTGACACACTTTTAGACTACTTTAACACTGTATCGAAGTCAGGTGATTTTACATCGACAAAGGACATCACCAAAAAGATTTCAAAACTTAGAATGGATCAGGTCGAGACAACGTTACGCACAGTGTTCACAGCCGATAAAACATTAGAGGTTAAACTTGGTTCTGTTATTGCCTCTTTTGATGAATTGATTTCGGTGGATCAACACATACTAAAATATGAATCGATCTTTCAACATGTGGATGTGTTCTGTACAAAACTCGATAAGATCGAAGCAACCATTGATGTGCTGATTAAAGATATTGAGAAAACAGCTTCACCTGATAGAACTATGATTCAAGATCTTTATGATCTTGTCCATACTGCTGGTGTTCAGCTTGACATCTATGGTGTTCTTCTTGATTCATTTCAACGTATTGAACACAACTTTGTTATATTACTTCGCAGGATTGTTGATACAACACGGATCTGATGCAAAAAGGAGGTAGGGTCTTCCCCATGGGGAAGACCCTACCTGTAAGTTGGACCCAGCATCATGATAAGGATCGAAGGTCCGAAACATTCGATCCTTAAACAGAGTTACCGAAGGCTTGTCAAGTTCACCACAACGGATGCTGTCGGATACCGATCAAGCTCCGCTCTGAGTCGTTCAAACGTTGGCTGGCGAAGGACCAATCCCCGTTCAAGCGTCAGACGTCCTGTTCCGTCTGTGTAGTTGTCCACTGTCAGGGTTGTCCTGAAGTGTTGTGGAAGCGCGTCTTCTGTGCGTGGTATCACCAACTCAACAGTGATCGTATCATTGGCTCGATCGAGTTCAATGATCTCCACAGCACGAACTTGCTCAACATAAGGATTGAGCATGCCGGCTCGTCTCTCAGCACCCGATGGTAGTTTGGTGTACTGACTTGTGCGGACATCGAATATTTCGGTCATCACCTCGATCATGAACCGATCTGGTTCGCAATCGATGACAGGCCCGAACAGTCCTTGCCGCATGTCAGCAGCGATTCGTGCGCTGACATCATTGCTGGACTTTGCTGTGTCACGCATATCTTGACGAATACGGAATATATCCATATACATCGGCGCATGCCAGTCAGTTGTTAACCGTGTTTCGGTTGCACGATACAGAGCAGAGAGAGTGTTGGCAATATCGAAACTCTGTTGTCCACGCCAGGTGTCCAGAGAGTGTCCGATCAGTTCGCACGTGAGCTTGGCAATCGGTTGATCGTTGGGGGTTGAAGATCCTCGAGACGATACCGGCATATCAGCCATGACAAGTTCGCAGGTTTCGACGATCCTATAAATCAAGATCACTCGGTCTGCGTGACGTTTCCACCCCAAAGAGAAAATCGTATCGCGAGAAACAGCAGCAGAACCATGATTGGCTCCGATTGTTTCCGGATCATTGTTGACGAACAGGACGTTGTCGATGTTGACAGGACGACCATCTGATCCTGCGATCACTTGGCAGTATTCGCATTCCTCACCCCCGCCGATTTCTGAGAGTGATGGTGTATCACACGTCTCATTACGACGTTTTTGTTTGCGTACCCGTGCAGGAACAGCGATCGTACGAACAGCATCGATACCTTCTTGCTGCGCCTTTCGTGCAATGGCTGTGATGTTGATATTGTAGCCTCTTTCTGTCTTGAAGAAAGGGATATCCGGTTTGACGTCTTCTGAGGCAACTGCAGTGTTGGCTGAAGAGATAACACTGTCGCTATTGTACACGTTCATTGTCTATAACCTGTGCTGGTGTGTTGAGAGAGATCTGCGAGTCTGTATCGCAGGTCGGGAAGATCTCAGTCTTTCCAAACTGAGATTAGAAACGGTTGTTTTAGAGATCGGCACGTTCTTTTTATCTTGTGTTGAGTCGAACAACACGTCGTGATTATGCTGGGTATAGAATAAAGATTGTTTGTAAATCTTTATATTATTGTCTTACGTATTGACGAAAAAGAGAGATTGCCTAGAAATCGTTTCAAAATACAGACATAGTCTGAAAGTCGTATTCTTCAGGTTGATTTGGAATACCAGTCGCACCTGCCTTGCTCAACGGATCATCATAGATGTCTGTGACAAATTCAGGCGTAAGCAGAAGATCATCACGGATACCAAACTGTGGATGAAACCGATAGGCACAATATTGATGAGTCTGTGGTGTGTCATCCACGTACCGATGTTTGCCACGTTGCATGGTAAGATACGCCGTGCCATCCAAGTTCCGTTCGATGTGTATGAACGCTTCAAAGTCAACTTCACGAGCCACATCGAAACTATCAGCCAAATGACTGCTGTCAAGTCGCTTGACAACATTAGTGATCCCTGATGATACCAACTCCTTTGCTTTGCGATGTAAAGGATGGGCGCCAACAAATGTGATACCTTTTGATTTTGTATAGTTGCAGAGAGCACTGATAAGAGCACGAACAGCGAGATCATGACGTTGTGCTGCTTCATGGGTGATTCCATCTTTAGCCATAAGGTTGGGATAATCAATCGCTGCAAGAGCAATTTCATAGCCACTCGCTTCATGGGCCTCTACACATTTGACAAAAGCTGGATAATTAAATACGTTCGGTTTATGCCGCTCTATGATAAGCGTGAACCCTTTCGCTGAAAATGCCGTGTAGGTCCAGTCCGCAACTTCTTCATCTGTGAGATGAGCTGAGCTCATCATCATCTGTGTTTCATAGAAGTGACGAAACATCCAAACAGCATTTTGATACGCTTCATTTTCCAATGAAATAAGTAATACAAGGGCTTTCTTATCACCATTGCCTGTAAGTTGTGTTGGTGTGTTATAAAGAGCAACCCATCCAGAGATGCTCATGATCATACCTGATTTGTAGTTGTGAGGCAGAGCATAAAACATAGCAGACTCTCCTCTCACAAGACCACCCCGTTTACCGAGCATACGATTCAGCCCAACAAGACCAAGACGGAGGATCCCTCTAACTGTGCGGTCCTGGTTCTTTTGAAGAGCTGTTTTCATAGAATTTTTATCAGAGAAATCGATTCTTTCTACTAGAGATCCATTGCTAGAAAGAGTCTCATGACCATTCTCTGTGAAGAGGGTCTCTACCTCTCGGGTGATATCTCTAAGTTTGCGTATCTCTGAGGCCTGATCTTGGGGATTGATCATATCCCCTGCCCTTGAGAGTGTGCCAAAGATCGTACGTGACACTTTGTTACATCGATGCCATAGAAAAACATTGTTTATGCGTTCAGCATAAGCTTCTCGTTTTTCTTCTGACATCTGTTCTTTTGACATGAACGTGTCATAGAGAAGTTTATATATTTCTTGACGTTTAGATAAGAATGCATCAGATTGGAATTTAAGAAGAATGATCCGAAGTTCATCAGGTGTCTCTTTTGACACGTTACCATCCATGATTGCACGGATGATGCGGATATAAAACCGCGTCGTATCATGATCAACTGTGGCTGTCATTTTGTTATCGGATTCATAGAGAGCGATCAGATCCCGCACAAGATCACGGGCCTTCTGGCTGTGATCGTTGATGATATACAGGATACAATCGAGAAACAATTCAGGTGACATCAACATACGGCATCCTGATGTTCACGGCGCAAAGCGCTCTGACTCGTGGCGGGTTGACGAATAAAGACTGTGATCTACGAGCATAGTATGGACACCTTGATTTTTTCTTAATGTCTTTAGTGGAGTAACCCATGACTGAAACCGCTACGATGCGTCCACCAATTCTGTTGCAGCGTCATTCACGCGTTACACCCACATTTGAGTCCTGGTTGCGCGATCCCGAAGAAGAGATCTCTCTCAAAGAAGAAGAGATGGACGAAAGTCTTGATATCATCGCGCGTCAGGTACAGATCGGGGAAGATTACAACAGGTACCTCTTTTCACAATATGTGATGGTGCTCTACGCACGCATCTTCCTTACACCCGACACCAGTCATGTCATCAGAGATATCCTTCAATCCACAACCCGAACGATCGTCCAGGATTATAATGAACGTCGTGTGACCGATAAAGATCTTAACGATCTGATCCGTCAACATTTCCCAACCGCACCCTCACCAAGAGGTCGCATGTTCGTTGAAGCTATGCAACGCTTGCGTAGTCGACTTGACATGGATGAGGCTTATCCAGGAATCAGTGATCTGTTCTCCATCGTTGAAGCGATGTATGACGATCGTCCGATCATACTTGATCGAGTGGTACCATACGAAATAACACTTGCTGATCTTGACGAATTTGCACTACCAACACTCAGACTTCTTTCTATGAACAAGTCGATCTCTATTGATACAACACAGTACGTGCACGTTCCTGACCTTACCTGGAAGTTCATCTACAGTCTCAACATCCCGTTCCATATCGGAAAGCCTTTTGACCTTCTTCATTCTTTCACACTCCTTGCCAGACTTGCATTGCCTTTGGATCCGATTGCTCTCATGACAACCATGAAACGCAATATGGTGGACAACCGCAAAGCGGGTGTGCCGTTCCTGAACTATATGGCGATGTATTTGCGTCAGAAGGCTCTTGGAACAAATTATACACTCTCACGAACGTCTGACACCCGTCGGTTGTTGACCTATCGGATGCACAAGTTCTGCGGCGTTGGTGCTACCTATATCAACGATGGACCTTCTCTGAGACTACTGCTTGGACAAATCGCCCGTTTGGTTGAAACCAACCCTTCGATTTTGTCAGATGATGAACGACAACTATGTAGTCATTTGGATATGGCTACTCATGAATTGGATCCACCATTGCTGATTCGTCCTTTGACGTACACGGTGGCATCCGAAGCGGCCAAACCAAAAGACGAAACCGATAAACCTGAGACAGATACTCCGGAAAAAGATAAACCAGATCCTGATAAAGAGGACGATGCGTTTTCTGATGACCCTGATCCGCACGCCGATGTCACGCAAAGTAACAATGATATTATAGACAGACAAGCTGATCAGAACCCGGCGACCTCGCCACAAAAGATCAGTAAGCTCGTACCTCTTGCATTGCCGACAGAAACGATCGACGATCATCTTTATCGTCTCTCTGTGCTCCGTTTTGTATCTGATCTCATTACCACACCTGATCCGGATGTCAGCAATGACGCAATCAGCCTTTTAAAGGTCTGGTGTGGATCTCTTCTGTTCATCGCATCATCAGCCGCAACCAAATCGTTAATATCCCAGCTCAAACTGAGTGGGAAGTTTGAAGGAGTTAAACTAAAGTGAGCGCAGCGTTCGAAAGCTTCCGTGACGGCATGCTCAACCATATGGTCACTTCCGGTGCAGATCCGAGTGACGTGGCTAGCGCCAAGACGATTTTTCTTGCCACACACAATTTCCTTGCTGACAATCAATTTGTTTCCAATTCGGCTGCTCCTGGCATGGAGTCCTTGCGTAACATTCCGGTTCTGGTTCGCACAGGACCGAATGCGTATGGCGACATTCAGCTCGATGCGCTCGATGCATTTCTCGAGAGCTGCAAAGTACCAGCCGACACCAAACCGGCATGCGCTGTTGAAGTCGCTCGTATTCTGACAGGCGGCTGCACCGACGCATCCTATTTCGTCGAGGAAGGCCGGCCGGCCAAGAAGACGATCCCGATGAATCAGATCTATGGTCCAGATTCCATCGCGATGCTCAATCTCGACCGAGCCAAGGCCGTCGAATCGTTCGGCGAATACTCTGATCGTGTGACATCTGACTCTCGTCTGGCTGTCGCTCTGACAGTTCTGCGCGCCCACAAGTCTCTGATCGATCGTGTTCTTCCGCGTCACGCTGCTGAAGATCCCGTTGTGATCATCAAAATTCCGAGTCCTGAGGTTTACAACCTCGAGATGTCTCAGAATCCATCGGCGGCGACGCGCGTCCCGGCCAATCGTCAACCCCTGATCGAATTGTATCGCAATCCGACAGCGGTCGACACCACACCACAACAGATCATTGTTCAGAAGGCGAATGACACCGGAACGCCGGCACAGCTGCAGGCCACAGGCCTCATCTATGCAGGTCAGAAGGTTAACCTGTTTGACATGACGTTGAACAACAACACGATCGGGTTCCAGGCTGTCGATTGGACGGATCTGATCGCCGATGGTGGCGCTGTTGGTTCGGTTGTCATTCAGGTCACACAGACACCAACCACTGGCAATCCCACCATCGAACAGTACACGTTCCCGACTCAGTACCTGCGGCAAGCTCAGTTCACAACGCAGACCAACGTTCAAGACTCCGGCGATCGCATGGCCAACCTGCGTTCGAAATGGAGCTTGACAACCGGCTCGACTGTGACAGGCGGCACAAGTTCGACAGGGGCGGCTCTGACTTCCGGTGCCACGTCCACGATCTTCTCGTCTTGGACAGGCGTCAACCTGCTCATTGAACTGACCTTCAATGCCAACCTCAACATCAAGAACGGCTACACCGACGGCAACGGCACGATCGCTGCCTCTCTGCAGACCAATCTATCCTCGGTTCCGTCCGCTGTTCAGACAGCTTTCGGAGAGCTCACATTCCAGGTCGTGGCTTGGTCTCCTTACCTGTTCTTCTCTGAAGAAAACATGCGCAAGACGTCAGCCGCCGTGCGCATGAACTGGAAGGAAATGGAGTTCCTGATCCCGCCCGGCCGCAACTTCATCGTCGACTACTCTCTGATGGGTCAGGAACTCGGCGCCGATGTGACCAACACGGTCTCCGAAGTGATCAACATCGGAAACAGTTGGCGTTCGGTCAACATCATGAACAACACCCTAACGTCGGTTTACAACCGACTTCAGTACGAACTGTCGAATCCGGACATCGACTACTACAGTTCGGTTCAACAGGACTATGCGGCAGGAACTCTGTCTCTGCCTCATGTTCAGATGCTGTCTCTCGACGTCTCGCAAGCTGCTGTGATGCGCGAATCCGAACGTCTTTCGGATCTGCACAACTATGTCACAGCACGTATCCTTGCTCTGATCGCCGACGGTCACAACAAGAGCATGTATACGGAGAACTTCGAACCGGGTGAACGTGCTCGCTACAAAGTGATCACATCGGGTCCGATCGCTGAAGTTCTGTTCGGCATCACCAACTACTGGAACACGCTCGACGACAAGGTCGCCGTGGCAGAAGGCTCCAGCTACTCTCTGAAGCTGCCGAACGGAACGCAGCTTGACATCGTCAAGTCCAACTTCATGTTCTTCGCCAACAAGATGCTGATCGTGCCTGTCCGCGATGCCAAGCCTGACGATGTGACATCGTTCGGCACGATCCTTGATCGGGGCACGTTCGTTGGCCAGTACACACCGGTATCGAACGGCGCAGCGAACAAGCGTATCGTTGCCAACTCGCGCGAGATCCTGTTCCCCACCAACCCGAACGGTTACATCATCACAGTGACCGGTCTCAACACTGAACTTGCTGTTCTGACAGACTCTGCCGGCCTCATGGAGTAACCACTCTCCAAAAAGCAGGCGATTCATAAGGAGTACCTCTGGGGATATCCCCAGAGGTACTCCTGTCATATTGTTATGAATTTGCTAGAACAACGCCTGTTGAATACTCTATGATCGACTAAGAACAGATCCACACCATCATGAGAATTCTTTTTCCCCTGCCAAAGAGCATGATATACGCAGGTCACTTTCCAAAATATCTGCAACATCATATCTCCTTGGGAGTATCTCTCATGTCCAGTTATGTAGACGAATGGATCCATGCGTGCTATGTTCCACGATTGCCTGATGGAACAGATGCTGTTGTAGCCAAGGTGCATCGTCATAAAGAAGATGGAACCGTTGTACCGGCTTTGGTGGTTTATGATAAACCGCATCGTTCGTTCTATGTTACGAAAAAGCAGTTCCAGACACATCCGTTGAAAAAAGAATGGGAAAGAGTCGATCGACTCGATCGTTATGAAACACCGAATTATCTTCTAGCAGAAAACCTTGCTAAAGCTCTTGATCCAACATCGTTAAACCGTCGGTATACCTCAGTTGCTCAACTCTCAAATAGTCCTTATGTTTATGGGGCTGATATCCACATCGAGACCCTCATCAAACACAAGATGATGACACAGTTTGAAGCCTCAGGTCTAAGACCTACACCGATCACCACAGGGTTCTTTGATATTGAAAAAGATGTCACAGGCAGTCTGGATGGAAAAACAAATATCATCACGGTTACGCATGAAAACCAGGTGTTCACCGCAATCCATGAACAATTCCTGACTGTCCGTCAACCAGATGGAACCTTTCGTCCTGGTAACCTTGAAGAATTCATAGACTTCTCGAAATCAACACTTAATCATCACATATCAGTTCTACTAGAAGACTATGCCAAGAAGAATCCAAAGTCTCATGTTCCCCGTCAAGTCGAACAAACTCCCTTTGAATATCACTACTATGTTGGCAAGACATCTCTTGATTTAATCGCATGGATCTTTCGTCAGATCCATC